TTATCGTTAAGTAGCATTGCTTTTATAAATAGAAGGATGCTACGTTGACCTTCCATATATGCACTCTCATGACTATCTCCTTTTATATTAGTTGTAGTATGATGGTGGCATCTCTTTTCTAAATCAGACATAACTTGTTTTCCTTCGTCTGTTCCAAATATGTATTGGTAGTTTTTTTTTAAACCCTCAACATATTTTGTAAAATCTTTTTCTTTATCTTTTGCTTGACCCATATTTATTCTGTGGCATTTACAATAGCTTTAGCTTCTTCTGGAAGAGCTTTTGCAAGTGGTGCAGCATCTCCTGCCATCTTAGCCACTTGTTCAGCTTGTTGCATCTGCATTTGCTCCTGTTGTTGTTGTGCTTGTTGGTTTCTCATTTCTTGTACTTCACCTTGAGACTTTAATAATTTTTGTGGCATACCAACAATGTCGGCAACGTGCTTAACTAAATTATCAAAATTTACGTAGTCAAATACAGGAGCTACATTAGCTAAACTTCCAAGTATTTCAACAGCTCTTATAATAGATTGAAGTTCTGTGGATTTCTGTGCCTTTGCCAAAGGAGAAACATATTCAATATCTATATTAACACCCGATAAAGATTCAGGTGGTGGAGCAAACTGGTTGTTTCTTAATAGAATATTAAATACTCTATCAATAAGGGGTTGTAATAATTCTGATTGTAATCTTCCTAATACTGGTCCAAGTAATCTCATCTTCTCTTCGTTTCTTTGAATAACTTCTGTCGCTGTCATTTGCGGACCATCTTGCATCATTAATTGGTTCACATAAAACACACTTCTAATTGCATCTCTTCTTTGCTCTTCCATATTTAAACCTAATGGATTATTCGCACCGATGTTTAAAGGTTCAATTCTATCTCTTGTACCTGATCTATAAAAATTTAATCCACCCGGAACTGTTCTAACAGGTAATAAGAAACCATCGTCAGGAACTAATAAAGGTGGGTCTACTTGTTTTTGTGCAGCTTTAATTGTTGTCTTAGACATTTCATTTAACATCTTAACATCAGGTAATGCTGTCATTGCAGGTGATCTACCATAAACTTCATTTGATGCTTTTAAATATCTTGGAACTACAAACGGAAATTCTTTAAATCCTGAAACTGATAATTCATTTCCCCCTTTGTATTCAAAATATATAGATTCAAATGGCATATTCTTTTTATCTTTTTTACTTGGATTGAAATCGTTTCTTGGATAAACCGCATGAATAATAGGTATCTCTTCATAAGGATTTTTTTGAGATAAAGCTGTAATATCTTTTGATACCTTGTCTCCAAATTTTTGAACTAATGCTCTAGCTGTTATATTAAATTTTCTAAAGATAGTATCAATTTTACCTTTTTGACTTTCAGCTATATAAACTTCATCAATGTGTCTTGTAGAAAATTTTAATAAATCATCATCATCTTCTTCAATAAACATTGCCGCTGTACCAAAGGTAATAAGGTCGTGATACAATTCAAATATTTCTTGTTGGAAGTTTGATCTATTAAATGCTTTGTACATAACTTCCGTTGCTTCTTCTAACCATATCTTCGCTTCGTCATCATTAAAATCTTCTAGTTTTTTAAATCTTAAAGTGAACCAAGGTGTAGATGGGTTTGTAAGCATACCATGTAATGATGATGCTAATAATTCTAAGGCTTGTAAAGGTGAGCTATCAAATATAAGCTCCATTCTTTTATCGCCACGACTTCTTTTTTTACTAATATCTGATTTTCTTGGTAGCATATAATCAGCAACTTCTTGCCAATGCGTTTCCCAGTTTTGTCTTCTACCAGATAGTCTTTCAAATCTTGAAATTAATTTTGATGTTAGTTCTGTTTTTGCCATTATGCTCTTCCTAGTAAAGATTTTTTACCTAAAACTAATTCATCATCTTTACGAACTCCTTTTGAACTTGTTAAAATTGTCATTGATCTTCCTTTAGATTTTGTTTTTCTTTCATCATAAGTTACGTCTGTTGCGTTGCTTTGTGATATTTCAGATGTAGTAGGTGATGGAACTTTAACTATTTTTCCGCCTACGTTAGTTGCAGCTGGTCTATTATCATTCTCTGGTTGATAATTAGTAGCTACTCTTGATTTTCCACCGCCTTGCCAATCTGAAGTTCCAACTAATTTATTATCTGTAATTTTTCCTTTAACTGCTCTTACAAACATTCCTGTAACTCCACCGCCTTTAACAAAATCTCCAACTTTTTGAAGTGTATTTTTTTTTGGTGTTGCTGTATGTTTTCTTTTTGTTGGAGCATCTGAACTTCCGCTAGAACCCGCACTTGAACTACCCATATTACTCGTCTCCTAACAAAGTTTTTCTCGCTATTTCTTCTTCAGCTTCAGGTGTTAATGATCCTGTTAATATTGTAGATTTTCTACCACGTCTTTTTCTCTCTACTGCTGCTCTCTCTTGTGCTAGTCTTTCTTTTTCTTCAGCGGAAATAGTAGGTTCTGGAATTGGTGGTGGTGGTTGAACCGGTGGTAATGGTGGCATTTTTGGTTTAAGTATTGAACCCATATTTAATTCCTATATAATTTGGTATCTGTTATCTGCTACATCTTGTGGAGCAGTTTGTCCAGTTTTTATTTCTCGTAAACCAACACTTAAGTACCTCATCGCATCACACGCATGAGATGACCAATCGTGAACAGGTTTACTTCGGAACATACGATTTTTGTCAATATACTTCCGATGATAATGTCTTAACGCATCTATTAATTTTTTGCAATGGTCTGTATCAATCCAACATTTAGGTAAGATCATGCTGGTTGCGTGTATTCCATCTTCTAATGGTAGTTTTGGAACAACCTTAAATCTTATTCCTAATTGATAAGCAACTTCTCTTCTGGTTTTACCATTACCAAATTCGGTAACTTCTATATCATGGGGTGCAAAATGTTCTTTGTAAACGTAGTCTTTTTGTTTCAACACCTGAATATAATGCGGTAATCCTTGTCCACGTTCTTCATGGTAGTCTATAATATTAATTGATCTACCTAGTTGCTGATAAAAGATAATAGCACTATGATCCGCCACTCCTAAATCCCAAGACGTAGAGACCGGTAAACTAGGATCATAAGGTACTCTAGTTAATTGTTTATTATCTTCCATCTTAACTAGCACATCATTATAAATTGCACCTTCTATATTCGCTATCCAATCACATTCAAACTCCTGTTGGTACTTCTTATCTCCCATTACTTCTTTTGCCTTGACTAACTCTTCTGGGTCTACAATTTTAGTTTCACTAGCTTTAGCTTTATAGTTAAACCAATCTTCCGCACCTTGTGCGTGTTGGTAGAGTTCGTAAAAATTATTATTCATTCCTTGTGGTGTACCAATAAAAACGCAGTAGCCTTTGCGATCTGATAATGCGGGTCTTATAATTTCTGGAAACAACTTACTATTTACATTAGCATATTCATCTATTACACATCCATCTAGGTAGATACCTCTTAACCCGTCAGAGTTCTCTGATCCAAGCAAGGTTATTCTTGCACCATTGGGTAAATCTACCCTTAGTTCCGTTTCATTAAACTTCGTATAAGGAATCTTGGCGGTAAACTGTTTCATATAATCCCAAGCAATAGATTTACTTTGTTTAAAGGTTGGTGAGATATATGCGTATCTAGGATTTTTTTGTTTAGACAGTAGTGCTGACCTAATTAAATGATTAATCATGCATACTGTTTTGCCGAACCGCCTATGGCAAACTAGCACAGACCATCTGTATTTAGAAATTTGGTTGTGCAACAAGGCTTGGTGTTTTCTAGGGGTGTAAGGTATTTTAATATCCATATTATTTTTTTAAAATAAAGCATCCTATATGTCTGCCTAATCCTTTACCTGCAGAACCATCTTCAGTAGCACACCATTTTACATCACCAAGATTTCTAACTTCAGCACCTGCTTTTAAAAGCATAAACAACCATTTATCAACAGGATAAACAATAACAACTTGTTTACCTTTTTCATTTTCAGCTATAGCTTTTCGTACCCAAGCTGTAATTCCTTTTTTTTTACCATTTTTTAAAAAAGAACCAAAAGGTGGATTTACATAATTAGATTTTTTCCAATCAATTTCTAAACCACAAAAATCAGGTTTAGGATATGGACAAGGATCAAAGTCAAACTTAAATTCATCATTTAATTCTTTCATTAGATCATTAGGAGTAAGCCAATAATGTTTACCATCCTTTGGATTTCCAGTATGAAATTTATTTTTTTTAGGATTTTTAATTACTTTAACCATATCTAGTGTAGTCGTTTCGATGGCATACTATAGCCAGTTGTGTTGTAATCAAAGTTTAATAAGCTCATTGTATAGTGTGCGAATGTCTCTGCGGTTTCGTGTTGGTCAAAGCCGTATATCTTAATAGTTAAGCTATGGTCTTTTTTGCTAATCAATACTATTGAAGTTAAATCGTCTTGT